GTTCACGCCCGTAAGGACGGCTCTGCGTGCTGCCACGTCTGCCCGGTTCGTATGCCCGGAAGCATAATCCACCACCCTCAGCCCGCTGTTCGTCATCTGGGTGACGACTTTCCGGATCGCCGAGTTGTAGTCTGTGCCGCCCGTCACAACGTCCTGGATGGCCGTGTCCACGTATTTCTGGTAGTACTCGGCAAATGGTGTGAATACCCGCTTCCCTGCCATCAGGACTGAAAATCCGTAGCTCTGTGCCATATTAACGAGCGTGTCTTTCGTCTGCTTCTTGGTCGCCTCTGTGAGCTGTTGCAGCCATTTGTTATCCTCCGGCGTCAGGAAATCATCATTGACCTGTTCATAGATCTCCCGGTTGCGGACGTATTCCCATTCCGCTACCTTGTCATACATCTCAAACATTTCTGCCCAGGTTGCCCCCAGTGCTTCCTTGATGATCCGCTCCACCTCTTCGCGGGACTTGCCCATCTCGATCAGACGGTTAATCTGGTAATCTGCCGTTGATGTGATCTCTCCGGTCTTTCTAATCCGGCGGATAACATCTTCCATGATACGCCTCTCGGCTTCCCTCCAGATCTTCTCAGCCTGCAGCCCCATCCGCTGCACATCCGGTGCGGTTCTCTCCTCTGCCATGACATCACTCCATCACGTTGTTCTGCACTGGCAGGTTCTTTCTGGCCTGTTCCAGTGTTTCACCGAACCATTTTGCCCGGTACTCATCTACCCCCATGGCTCCCATGGAGACATCCTGCCGGTCTCTCTGGCGTTCTGCCTCCTTATCCTCGATGATGGAATCATCGAAGTTGATTGTGACTTCTACGTCTTCTCTCAGTGGTTCACCGAGGGCAATGCCAAGACGGATGATGATGCGAATCAGTTCTTCCAGGGCACTCTGAAGCACGATTTCATGCTTGCACAAGCTCCGGTACATATCGCTGTTTTCCGAGATCACCTGCGTTGCCGTTGCAACCGTCCCCTTTTCGAACTTATAGCGTTCTGTCCCGAATCCGCATTTCATGGACAGGTAATTCAGGTCATCGTTTAAAGCCTTGCTGTGCTGCTCTGTACGCAGCTCCATGTTGACTTCATAGATTGGATTTGTGTCTTTCAAGGTTTCTTCCGGCAGACTGTAGAATACCGTGTCATTCTCGTCAAAGACCTTATTGCCGTTCTCATCCGTCAGCATCTCCGGAGCCACAAAAATCCGCTTGCGTCCAAGTCCGAACTCGTTGGCGTAAGAATCATATTCTGTGTCGATCTTCCGCAGTATGTCGATGCTGTTCGCAAAAAGGCTTATACCCATCGGGTTCTCCTCGTCTTCCATATCGGCATTATTGACCATGTTCAGCCTGTCGATCACAAATTGTGGTTCTGCCGATCCGGTCTCGATCTCTTCCGGAAGCCCGGCAAAGATTGGAACCTCCTGCCACTCTTCTTCGGTAAGCTCCTGCCCGCAGGTCGAACCTGCCGTCACCAGCAGTACGGTATTTTCAATGCGGTAATTTCCATCCCCTCCGACCTTGTGATGCTGCAAGTGCAGATATCTCTTTGTGCAATAGGTTTTCGGAAATGCAAATATTACTTCCTGAATCTTTCCGTTTTCCCAACTGACCGGGAAGATATTTTTTGCAGTCACATAATTGATCTTGATTCTTCCGCCGGTCACTTCGCCCAGCAGACCGCTCTGCAAGTCCTCGATACACGGAACATAGGCAACGGTTCCAGAGCACGCCTTTCGTTCCTGGTATTCATTTCCAAGTGTGTCAAAATGGTTGTCCTGCAAGATCTGACGAACAAACGCATCCGTTCTCTGGTCATCCAGTACGATCGTCACACGTTCGTTCAGCAGCAGATCTGCCATATCCTCACAGACTTTCTTCGCCATGCCGAGGCTGTGACGCTTGCATCTGCTATAGCATCCCCTGCCGGTATACACACGGTAGAAAGTGAACCGTTTCACATTTCCGTTATACCAGCTCTCCCACTCCGCTATTTTTCCGTAAAAAGAAGAAGGGAGCGTATTGATTCCCTTCTTTCGAAAATATTGAAAAATATTCAATTTCTGTCCTCCCTTTCTTCCTTTGGCAGGAACCGCTTCACCCTGTTCCAGAGCCCCATGACCAGATACCTCAGGGCATCGAGGCAATGGTCGTGCTCTTTTACCGGTACTTCTCTGCCCTTATCTAATAGTTTCCTGTCGTATTCGTATAAGCCAAATTCTTCGATCAGGTGCTTCTGATCCGGCGATATCCGAAGAATCCCATAGGTCAGCAGTTTCTGAACCCTGGCAATCCCAAGTGCGACCTCGTTCTGTGCATCCTTGAAATGTATGGTCAGGCCTCTCTGTCGGCAGGTTCTCTTGATTTCTTCCTGCAGTCCCCGTGCCGATGGGTCTAAGTACAGGTAGAAGATGTTGCAACCATATGCCTCTTGCAGGGATTCTACGAAGTCTGCAAAATCAGCCGCATACTTTGATGGTGATTTCTGCTTTCCGGTTTCCCTGCCCGAATGGTAATACTCCTGTAAGCCATCCAGACGACACTGATATTCGTTGATACCGCAGGCCTGATAGGTCGTTGCGTTCTGCTGTCCGTAGTCTGCCCCGATGCCGATCAGGTTATATTTCTGTCCTTCTTCCGGCCTGCCTTTGTGCCGTCCGGAAAACATATAATAAATCAGTTCATCAACGCCGATACACTCTCCCAGCCATACCCAGCTGTATTGTTTTTTATCCAGACGCATCATAGTCTCGGCAGTCTCGATCAGGTCACGCCCCAGCCATTCTTCCGGTACATCCCTGTAATCTGTGTGGATGTGGATGCAGTCCGGGCGTTCTTCCATCTTCTTCAGCCATTCCATGATCGGGGCATTCGGGTTCTTGGGTGGATTGAACAGGTAGATCATCTGAAACCCGGAACTGTTGCCGCGGATGAACGTTGCTTCAATGTTCTGCAGTTCATCTTCTCCTTCACCGTCCTCAAAAAACTCTGTCAGCTCGTCCAGGATGACCAGTTTGATCGGCTTGTCCTCATCAATGATACCTTTGGTATCGTCAATGCCATCTGATCCGGAAAAGTATATGGTCGAACCGTTCTTCCGGTAGCTAATCTCCATCGGTGACTTTGTGATCCGGAAGCGGTTCTTCGGTATTTGCAGTCTGCCAATTCCACGAAGCATTTCTTTATACACTGTTTTTCGCAGTTTGTTGTGATGCTTTCGCAGCACCACCACAGATCCGTGGCTGTCCGCTATGATCTGATAGTTGGCACGGATTGCCACAAAACTGGACTTTGTGCCGGCCCGCCCCGATGTCAGGATAATGTGCCTGTACTTCCTGCTATTGAACGCCGGCAGATATTTCGGGATCACAATATCAGATATCCGTACCTGTTTCTTTTGGTGCATCATTGATAATCTCCACCCCATCTTCCTGATCTTCGTTTCCGTTTTCCCTGCTGATCTTGTCTGCCTGTGCCTTTAACTGCTGGATGCGTGCCTTTTGTTCCTCACTGGCTGCCTCCCAGTTTTTATGCAGCATCTCATCATACTGCTTGATCATGTTCCTCAGCTCGCCCTGTGCCCTCGCCTGGGCTTTCAGGAACTCATTCTGCTTGTCCCATGCCTGTTGTACTTCCCATTTCTCTCCGAAAACGTTTCCTTCTTTGTTTTCTATTTTTTCGATCGTCTTGTCCTGCTGATCCTTCACGTAGGCAATACGCTGTGCACGTATAATGGCAGCGTATGCGATCTGAATCTGATGCCATAGAAGATCCAGCGGGTCAGCCTGTTCAATCGCCGAGAAGATTTCCTGTGTTTCCTCCGGCAGGTATTTCCGGAAGAATCCATACTTCTCAGCATTCTTATTCCCAGGCGGGCCCGTCGCATTTCTGTTCCCCGGCTGACCGCCTTTTTTTCTCTTTTTCGAACGTTCGCTTTTTATATCCGAACGCTCGTTTTCCCATTTGTGCGTGCATTTCCATCTTCGGACTGTCCCTTCCGGGATATTTAGTTGACTTGCAATCTCAACTAATTTCTGTCCCTGCAAATATATCTGTTTTGCTTGTTCTATTCGTTTATCCGGTGCTCTTGCCAAGCCTCACCACCTCTTATTCGTCGTTTTGTAAGTACACAAAAAGACACCCAGCACTGCCAGATGTCTTCTTGCGGAAAATGTAGTATTCTTTTGAGAAAGGATTCTTATATGTCCCCATCAGGGAAATCGGAACAGAAGGACTCGAACCTTCGCCCTTGTCTACTCATGAGACTGCTCTCGCCGCTGAGCTATGTTCCGATGCTGCCGGGCTGTTGAGACCCGGCAGTTGCCAAAATACTTAGAGGTAAATGAAAAGAACCAATCATGTCAGCATCATTCCCAAACTGAACTGATTACACTATATCACAGGTGGAGTGCGACATTCTACGACATCTTGAAATTATTTAACGCACTCCCATGGATTCTCTGGGGTTGTCTTTCGTTATACCCCATTTTTTCTCCGATTTCTTTCCAATTCAGCCCCCACAGATACCGCAGTCGCAGCACCCTCTGCTCATCCGGGTTCTCCATACGTCTGATTGCCAGATCGATCTGTTCACGTGTCCTTGCTTTTTTCAGCCGTTCCCGTTTCAGCCGGCCGATCTGTCTCTCCATAGCTACCACATAATCCGACAGATCAGACTGCTGGCTGCCTTTCGGCATCCCGTCATTGACCATGGATGGAAACATCTGATCCATCCGGAGCCTCTGGATCTCTTCCAGGATCTCACGCTCCCTCCGTTCACATTCCCGGTATCTTCGCAGGAACTCCTTTTTCTTGTCGTTTTCTGTCATCTCCACCGGCATCGCCTCCCCTCATGCATTTCCTTGCTATTATTTCCAGGATTTCACCGTCTTCATCATCGGTGTGTTCTATGTAATGTTCTATAATTTTGACTGATGCCAGTTTTGTCATCTTGCTCTTTACTGCGGCTGGTTCATGGA